AAACAGGCGAGAACTTCAAAAAGTCATATAACGCCGCCTTGGCACGCATTAGAAATAAGTCGTGGAACTGGCTGACGTTTCCGGGGTTGGAACCGCATAAAGATTTGACGGAAGAACTGCAGAATTGGATTATTGCACAGAGAGCGGCAAAAAAGACATTCAAAGCGGTTTTGCCTTGTTCTGCGGCAAATAATGAGGGCATTGTTAACTTTTCCTCGAGCGGTATCAAAGTAGGAGCAAAGACATATTCGGCATATGAATATTGTGCAAGAATTGCAGGCTTGCTTGCCGGACTGTCAATGACAGAGAGTGCGACATATCAAGTTCTTTCGGAAATTGACTCTATAACGGAGAGCCTTACTCCCGATGAAGATATAGACGAAGGTAAGTTTATACTTATCAATGACGGCGAAAAAGTAAAAGTCGCACGAGGTGTAAATTCGCTACACATCTTAAGCGGTGACAAGACCGAAGATATGAAGAAAATCAAAATTATTGAGGGTATGGACTTAATGCGTGACGATATTCGTTCTGCATTTGAGAATAACTATATCGGAATTAATAACAGCTATGACAATAAGGTTATGTTTGTAGCTGCTATTAATCAGTATTTTGACGGACTTTTAAGAGAAGGCGTACTGTACGGCGATGCGGAAAATACAGCAGATATAGATGTTAATGCACAGCGTGACTGGCTTGCACAAAAATATGATATATCCGAGTACAGTGATGAACAGATTCGTAAGACAAAGACGGGAAGTTATGTCTTTGTAACGGCAGATGTAACATTCTGTGATGCAATAGAGAATTTGAAATTTTCTATAAATATGGAGTAAGGGAGGCAGTAAACAATGGCAGGAGAAAGAAAGCTTCCCGCTGTCGGAAAAGTAATCAGCGGTACGCACGGCTATTTTTGGTGGAACAACAGTATTTGTTATGAAATAACTTCATTTGAAGCAAAAATCAAAACAAAGCGTGAAACGATAAACTTTTCGGGGCAAATGTGGGACGACAGTAAACTGATGGGTGTGTCCGGTACTTGGACAGCGAAAATAAAAAAGATTTATTCAAGAGGCAAAACGTATTCGGAGAAACTTTCGGCGGGGATTGATGAGCGATTGTCGCTTATATCAAAATTGGAGGACCCCGATAACGGCGGTACAGAAAGAGTACAGCTTATGTCATGCTGGCTTGATGAACTTACACTTCAGGCATTTGAAAACGGAAAAATTACCGAAGATGAATTTTCGGGCGGATTTGTCGGATTTAAGTATCTTGATACAATCGCTGACCCGTGTGTATAAAAAGATTGTATTTTTAATGGTGGGGACACTAAAAAAATGACGGCTATACAGCTGTTTTTTATTAAGGAAAAAGGAAGGGACACTAAAATGAATAAAGCTACAAAATTAACATTAGCAGAACTTTTACGTCGTAAGGAGCAGATGATTGCGTCAAAGAAAATTAAAAAGACAATGGATTTATATATTAAGTCCATTGATTCGGTTATAACGATTGAAGAACCGGACGGAGCACTTTGCCGTGATGCAAATGATATGGAGGCAGGCGAGGGTGATAAATATATGTGCTATGAATGTATCAAAGAACCTGACATTAAGTCGAAGGAAGTACAGGACGCATTCGGCTGTGCAGTACCTATGGATATTGTTGAAATTATATTTGCACCGGGCGAAATACCGCAGATTGCGATTGAGTGTATGAAGCTTGCCGGATATATGGGCGGTGTAGAAGCCGTAAAAAACTAATACAGACGGACGGTGACCTGCAGCTTATTCATTTCTATCTTCAAAAGGGATTTGATTGGGACAGGCTTGCAAGGTTATCACTGTCTGAAAAAATATTTTTAAAGGCGAGTATGGAGCTTGCTGTGGAAGAGGAGACGGAGAAGTATAAGGAGTTATTGGGGAGTGGGTGACGTAAAATTTGGCTCGTAATATAGGTGCAACTTTAAGCCTTAATAACGGTAATTTTTTCGTCAATATGAAGTCCGCTGTCAATGCGAGCAATAACCTTAGAAACAGTTTAAACGGTACAACGTCTGGAATGAAAAACTTCGGAAATCAGTCTTCCGGAGTAGGTGGGGTTATAACCTCGTTGGCATCTAAGGCGGCAGTAGCCGTAGGAGCGTTTGTCGGTGTACGTCAAGCGATAGACTTCGGCAAAGATGTAGTGAATACCGGCAGAGAGTTTGAACAGGGAATGGCAAACGTATCCGCAATCTCGGGAGCAACAGGTGCAGAACTGACTACACTTTCCGAGAAAGCAAAGGAAATGGGTGCTAAAACTAAATTTTCTGCAATAGAAGCGTCAGAGGCTATGTCATATATGGGTATGGCAGGCTGGAATTCATCGCAGATGATTGACGGTATTGCGGGAATAATGAACCTTGCCGCTGCGAGCGGTGAGGAATTAGCCGGTGTATCTGATATTGTAACCGATGCCTTGACCGCTTTCGGACTGAAAGCAAGTGACAGCGGTGAGTTCGCTGATGTTTTGGCGGTTGCAGCGTCAAAGTCAAATACAAATGTATCTTTGCTCGGCGAGTCCTTTAAAAATGTTGCGGCAACTGCGGGTGCAATGGGATATTCAATGAAAGATACCACCACGGCACTCGGTCTGATGGCAAATGCCGGAGTTAAAGGTTCGGACGCAGGTACTTCTCTGAGAGGTGTTATGACAAGATTGGCGAAACCTACCAAAGAAGTAGATGCAGCCATGTCGGCTTTGGGGATTTCTGCAGTAAATACGGACGGCAGTATGAAACCTTTATCGGTGCTTATTCCCGAACTTCAGACACGCTTCTCAACACTTACCGATGCTCAAAAAGGTCAGTATGCAACAATGATTGCCGGAAAAAATGCACTGTCGGGATTTCTGTCAATCGTGAATGCAAGTCCTGATGATTTTTACTCATTGTCTGACGCTATAAATAATTCGGAAGGTGCGGCTTTAAAAATGGCTGACACTATGAATGACACGGTAAGCGGTAAACTCACACTGTTAAAGTCGCAGTTCGAGGGTGTGAAAATTGCGATATTTGATGCACTCGGTTCATCGCAGTTTAAAGGCGTTCTTCAGTCTATGTCTGACGGACTCGGTGCATTAACTCCCGCTATTTCTTATGTTACTGTTGCAATAGGAAACGGATTATTTTCTGCAATTCAGACAATTTATAATACTGCAAGCACGGTATTTAACGCTGTAAAGAATGCAATTCAAAATAATCAGCCGGCAATAGAACGACTTCATAATGCGTTTGATAATGTCAGGAACAGCATTGTAAACGCATTCAGCGGAAACGGTACTGAATTAATTCAGACACTTGCAAATGTAGTAGTACCGAATTTGTGCAATTCACTTGTGGCAGTGATGAATATTGCTTCGGGTGTAATATCCGCTGCAAGCACACTTTCACCTGTGATTGCCGGAATTGCCGGAGCGGTAACCGCATATAAAATTGCTGTTGCGGCTGCAAATGTAGTCGAGGGGATAAGAAACGGACTAATTGCATTTTCTGCTGTCATGACAGGAACGCAGGCGGCTGCTTTTGCACCGCTTACAACTGCGACTATCGCTCAAATTGCCGCAACTCAGGCACTTAATGTGGTGACGGGAGTGTTCGGTGCAATAATGACGTTTGTCACATCACCGATAGGTCTTGTTGTTATTGCTATCGGTGCGGTTATTGCGGTGGGTGTTCTGCTCTTTAAACATTGGGACAAGGTAAAGGAAACAGCAAAAAATCTCTGGAACGGTATAAAGAATGTGTTCAACGGGATAAAAGATACAGTTTCAAATGCTTGGGGTAAAGTCAAGGAAACTGCAGCAAATGTTTGGGACGGTATTAAAAATACGGTATCAACAAAACTGAATAACATCAAGAATTCCTATCAGGAACACGGCGGAGGAATAAAAGGTGCAGTCGCCGGTACTATGACAGCAATAAAAGAATATTACAAGACCGGATATGATGCAATAAACACTCTCACGGGCGGAAAACTCGGACAGGTTGTCGAGAGTGTAAAAACAAAACTTTCTCCTATGCTGAATACTGTCAAAGAAAAATTATCAGGCATAAAAGATGTATTTGGCAGTGCCTTTTCAAAAGCTTTTGAATTTGTGAGAAATTCATATAATGAAGGTGCTTTGAAACCAATAGTGGATAAATGCATAAGTGCATTTAACGGTATAAAGACAAAAATCAGTGAGAAGTTTACCGGAAGTAAAGAAGCTGTTGGAGAAAAGTTATCATCAATCGGTGATGCCGCAAACGGAATAAAGAACAAAGTTGCGGAGAAATTTACTTCGATAAAAACCGCAGTCACTGAAAAATTTGAAGAAATAAAAACTTCGGTAAGCACAGCACTTGCTCCGGTTAAAAATGTAATTTTCGAGATTGTAAATGACATCAAAGCAACTGTCGGAAAAGTTATTGACGGCATTAAAAATCAAGTATCCGATACCGTCTTAAATATACAAATGGTAATATCGAATATTATTGGCGGAATAAAGCAGAATTTTCAAATGTTCTTTGATAACATAAAGTCTGTTTTTGAAAATATAAAAACGGCGGTGGCAGGAATATTTGAAGGCATTAAAACAACAATATCCGGTGTGTTCCAAGTGATAGTCGGTATATTTACATTGAATACCGAAACTATAAAAAACGGTGTGCAGAATGTGATAAGCGGTATTACGTTAATAATTGACGGTGCGAAAAATGTTATAATAAATATTTGGAATACGATAACATTATCTGCAGGACTTGCTTTTGACAATATAAAGACGGTTGTAACGAATGTTACAGAAGGAATTAAAACAGTAATAGACAGTATAAGAACAACATTTCAGAATGTGTTTAATTCAGTCAAAAACACAGTGTCAAGCGTATTTAATTCAATAAAGAGTACAATAAGCAATGTATGGAACGGGATAAAAGGTATTATAAAAACTCCGCATATTGTGCAGACGGGAACTATCAGTATTGCCGGTATCAATACACCGATACCGAAACTCGGCATACAATGGTATGCAAAAGGCGGTATTATGACACGTCCTACAATGTTCGGTATGAATGGCGGTTCACCTATGGTCGGAGGTGAATCCGGAGCAGAGGCAATTCTTCCGCTCGACAGATTTTGGAACACACTGCAGAACTATATGAAACCGGTGTCTGCGAATGAGAAACCAAGCATAATAAACCAGATAAATGTTACTGTGTATTCAAACGGCGAAGATGATGATACTTTGGCAAACAAGGTGGCAAAAAGAATTGTTGAAGTGTTGGAGAATATGTGATTTTGAGGCTGTCAACTTCTGACGGCTTTTTTCTTTGCAGGCTTTTAGGTCGGAGGTGCGAATTTGGATATATATTTGAGCGTAAATAACAGAGCGGATATATTGAAAATTCCCGTTTTGCCGTCACAGTTTACAATAAGCAAACCACAGTCAACCGAAACATTTGAAACG